TACGTCTGAATCATCTTTTGTAGATACGTCTTTTATTTGATATAGATAACACCAATTACTACCAAAAGTCACTGCGCCTGTATAGTTAAAGTCTGTATCGTATTGTTTAACACTTGCAGCAGAATCTAACTCTGCGGCCACGTCACCTTTTTCCATAGCGATACCAATGTTTATTAGTTCACCAGTTCTACCTCTATCATCTGTTATTATATCACCTAGTTTAATTATCATTTGTGTCCTCCTTATTATTATCTTCACTACTCATTAATAAAACTACATAGTGAATTGCTTTTAGTAAATCTTTTCTATTCTTACCATTCTTTTTACCATATCTAGCAAGATACTTGATTGCATTGGCTTGACAGAAGTCTTTGTCAATACCTAAATGTCTTAACATATCTTGTACTTGGAAACCATCTTTGGTTGTACTGTAATGTTCTTTATATGTACCAGATATATAATCTGATATTTCTTTAATAATTTTTTCTTCGTTGTATTTCATATTAATGTGTCCAATTAAAAGTTTTTTCATTGTTATAATGTAATAACTTTGATTTAGTCAAAGAAGGATTAAAATCTTTTCTCATAGATTGTCTGTCCCAGTTCTGACCATAATCGTTAAACATTCTTTTTTTATCTTTCTCATCATCAACGCTGTTACCAAACACATCATAGTAAGAAAGGTAATAATCTTTTTCCATAATGATCTCAATGTTAGTAACATTTGTAAAATTAGCGGCACTATCTTTATAGTTCCAATCACAAAATTTTAACATTTTCATTTTCATTTTTTCATCTGTAAATTTTTTAAGATACTTGATAGGTACGTTTCTGTATATAGTCTCGTATGCAGAAAATGTTTCTGCTTCATTCTCTGGGTCTATATACTCTCTTAAATAACAAACGTTAAACGTACTCACTAGGCACTCACTTTCTGATCATAAAATATATCATCAACAACTTCATCAATATTGTATTCATCAATACCAACTAGTTCTAAATTATCTAACTTCATAATCTTATCTATAGCGTTTTGTTTTGTAATCTTATTATTCTTATATGATAGTATAATATCATCAACTTGTTTTTCTGTCAAGTCTGTATAGTATTGTTTAACTTTACTCATTAGTGTGTACTCCTTTTTGTTGTTTTCATACTATTATAATATCAGGATTGTAGATAGAATCAAGGGTTAATTTGGATTATTTTGCCCTTATTTTACTGGGTTTTTTAGTAAATGTTCTTATTTTGTTCTTATTTTAGACACATTTATGTCTATTTCCACAGCTTTTGTACCCATTCTTGTGTCGAATCGTGTGGATTTGGACTGCCATGAAATACACAAACCTTGGCATTTGGGTCTTGTTCATAAGTTTGTTTTGATATATGGTATCTATCACCTTGACGATTTAACCATTTATATGATTGTGTCCACTCGTCTGGAAATGAAATTGTGTCTTTGTGATTCTTAATTAATGCTGTAATAATCTCTTGGTCACCATGAGAGCTGTTAAACTCTGTTCTTCTCTTTAGATATTGTTCCCATATTACATTATGATATTTGTTATTAAATCTCATAATACTAGAATTAAATAAACCACTAGTGGGATTAAAGTCATTCATACCTATAAAGTTCTTACTCTCACCCATATAACCGAAGCATTCTATATTCTGCATAATCACCACATCTAAATCCATATATAAAGTATTACCTTCTAAATTACTATCAGGACTAAACAATTGTAATTTATTAAACCAACCATTGAAATCGTGTCTTTTGAATTGTCTAAATTCTATATCTTTGTCTTTAAAATCTCTTTGTTTGTGTATGACTGTATTATCTGTAAAACAAATAAATCTATGTGGTATAGTAAAATTTCTTTTAACCATATTGTATAGATTTTTTACATATGTAAAAGTGTATTTGTCACCATAATATACACAAGCAAAGTTTATCATATTAATAACCAGTTGTAAGTTGCTCTCATACTCATTACTAGATACATTGTTTCCATAAGTGTTCTTGCCCAATCTCTATCTTTGTAACCAAAGTATACCCACATCACACAGGATACTACACTTAACGACCAACCTACCCATTGTGTTGCTATGTTTGCACTAGATAATATAAACACACTTAACATTGCTAAACCAAAACCAATCCATCTGGCACCATTAACATTTTTGTAATATCTAATTTTCATATTGATCCTTCAACATATCATAGGCTATACCATCTTCTATCTCTTGTAGTGTGAATTGATTGTTAGCCACACTTCTTAACCACATGGTCATGTCTTCTCTCGCTGGCATTCTACGTTCATTTATATCTTCTAATCTACCTGATACATAATGACATACATTATTTTGATGTGTCACCACAGGCACTTTATTTAACACAGATTCAACTGCTGACAAACTCATATTAGTCACTAGTGCATGACAATCTTTTAAGTCATCTTTTATATCAGTACCCCACCATTCGTTATTAGGTCTTGGTTTATTTCTCATTTTAATAGTTCTATTTGTATAACATTTTATTTCTGAAGTTGATTGTTTGATCCAATCTTCTTGTGATAAATTATGTATATAACCACAAACAGTTGGTGATGATGGCGCTAGTAATATGTGTTTACATTCACCAGTATTCCAACCTTTAAACTCTGCGTCTATACCTTGTTGTAATAACCTCTTATGACGTGAGCCATCACCAGGATCACCCATGGTCATATGTAAATTACCTTTGACTATTCTAAAGTATGTGGTATCGTATTTGTCTATTGATGGTGTTGGGTATCTTGTTATTTGATCTGTGATATAACCAACGTCTACCATCCACCATTCTTCACCTTTTTCTTTAACTTGTGCTATCTCTTGTAAATTATTAGAGCCTAGACCCCAAAAAAAATGTACAGGTTTTGTCTTTGACTCTTTCCAACCTTTCTTTATAGCTGGAAATATTTGGTGAGATAAACACGCTGCCCATGGTATGTCGTGTGTTATAATCATATTGTAAATAAAAAATCACCGTCTGTTATTTCTGGTATCCTTGTTGCCTCCACACCTTCTTCTATTGATCTTACAGGTTTTAAACCTTGACCTTTGTGATTATAAAAACATCTATAACCTCTAACAAAGAAAAATTCAAATGTAGTTTCCACGTGGTACTTATTAAACTTAGCATATATCTCAACCATACAAGTTGGTTTATATTCTAATATTGTATTTACTGCACCTTTTAAAACATCTAACTCTACACCTTCTACGTCTATCTTCATAAACCCTACATCATTAATTTTCATACTATCTATTGTGACAGTATCTACTTCTATCATTGGACCATCAACTAGATTTTGAAAACCTGAATTAGATAATCTTTTATCATCTACATAGAAACCTGATACACCTTCAAAATCAGCCACTGCTAAATTGTGTGTGATTACATTGTTGTGTTTTTGTTTAATCTTTTCTAGTTGTTCGTACACAGGTGGTACTGCTTCAAAACATATGACGTTTTTAGAGTGTTGCGCAAAGTGACTAGCATACATACCAGTTGCCGCACCTACATCAATTGTATTTTTATATAAATTGAGGTATGGAGTTGTTTGACCTAACATAAAATCTTTTAAATGTAAGTCTAATATGTGTTGTTTAAATACTCTTTTCTTTAATACGTTATCACTTAATTTCATTTCATTAATATTTGTAAAGCAATTCTAGTTCCTGTTTTACAAATACCTCCTCTATGCATACCAGCTGGGTCAAAGACACATAGATTACCTTTGTCACTAGTAAATAGTTTTTCTTGTTTTAATAATTTTTCTTGTTCTTCTGTACCATCTAATAATAATCTACCAAAATTATGTGATACTCTTAATTGTTTTGGAAATTGAAATACCGCAGCTCTGGTTTGTGGATTATGACAATAACTACCAGTTGATATGGCTCTGCCAAATATGTTTTGTAAATCATCATATACCCATCTATGAGATTTCTCTACATAACCAAACGGACCATCATCTTCAGTAATATCATTTAAATACATCATTGCTTTCATCACATTTTCTTTTGGGTCTATATGTAAGTTGGTTGTTTTAGTTACTGTTTTACAATCATATAAAAATTGTTTCCAATTTTCATCTGTTGGTTTAGCGATATGTAATACTACGTTGGTAACTTTTAGACCATTGTACTTATTATATTTTGACGCTGCGTTTAATATGCCAAGTTTTTGAAACATATTGTTTACATATTTTACAATGTCTGGATTTATTTGACCTAATTGAGTTGATCTATCAAACTGACCTGGTGGTGGTCGCCAATCAGGTAATACGATTAACTTTTTAATCTCATCATCTACCATATCTCTTAATTCTGTAGTATCAATTTTCATGTATGAGATACCATTTTCGTATAGGTCTTCGTATATATCATTACTAGGTAAACTACTTTCTCGTTTACTATCTTCAAATGTTTTGTAAAACTCAAACATGGTATTTAATTTTGTCATTAATTTTGTATCAGGTACTTTCATGTACCATTGATAACCTCTTTCAAATTCATGTAGATTACCAGTTTGTAATCCTTTTTTCATCACAGATACATATTCTTCATGGCCATTACCTGTATAACGTTTTTCATGTTTTATATCTGGAAAGTCAGCGATGTCAGGAAACACAAAACCGTGATTGTAAATAGGATTATCAAAACGCATGGTAATCAAACCTCTCACATAATTGTTTCTCTGCTTTAGTTATTAGTCTTTTACATTGGTCATAGTTCATACTGTCTATTACTGAAACTGGTTTGTTAGTAGTTTTATTATTAGGGCCATGTATGTAAATGTTTTCTCTAATTCTTTTCTCATCAAAATCTTCATTGTTTACCTTTAGTATATCTATCATACTATCTGGTAAGTTTTCCATTTTACCTATCATAGGGTCTTTATACTTACCTAGGTAATGCATATAGTAATGCCATACCATGTTTTCTCTCTTTAGTATATTCTCTACGAAAGTATTGTAATCTTTTGATTGACATTCTGATTCTAAAAGAATATAATCTTGCCAGTTCCAAGCCTCACCATGTTTTTTCTTTTTACTTCTATGTGTCCAAAGACTATGAATAAATGTAGCAGGGTGTCTTACGAAACCAAATACTTTTAAATCTGTATCAGGTGTGGCATGACTATCGTAAATATCATCGCCAACAACCTCTGCGCCAGCAACATATTTCTTTAACATTTGTTTTATCGTTCTACCGCCACACTTTGGCACGTGGATAAACATAGAGTTTTTAAGTTTAATTGCCATTTCTAAATACTAATCCTGCTTGTAAAAAAAAGTTTTTCTTATCTCCATAAACATATCCCTCTTTTGGATTCATTTTAGACACAGATTTAAATTGTCCTGTTAAGGCAGCGTCATAATATAATCCATAATCTTCAAACACATCTACCCAGTAACTTTTCTCTCTACAATTAACGTGATGATGACCTGGCCAACCTGGAGGTGCCGCAGTAACCACAGCAAGTTTACCTAATTTAAATAAAGGCATATAGTTTGGTATATATTTTTCTTCAACGTGTTCTAAAAATTCTATACACCATACTAGATCAAAAGTTTTATCTATGGTTGCTTGACCTTCAGCAAAGTCATGTAGTAACGTATTCTCTGGTAACTCAATAGATGGGTCTCCATCAATTCCAAACCAATTAATTTTTAGTTCATCTGCTATCTTTTTAATACCACCTGTACCACAACCTATATCTAACATAGAGTTAATATTGTGATTTTTTTTTAAGTGTTCTAATAATGGTTTGTCTAAATTTGTTCTATTTAAATGACCACCTAAATGACTAGGTTTCAAACTATAATCTTCAATTACTTTTTCTTTCATACTAATAACCTTTTGTGTACTATACCACTATTTATTTCTGACATTTTCCATTGTGTATATGAACAATCATTTAACCACTGCGTTCTATCAAACTCTGGCAACTCTTTATGTTTTAATACTTCTAATGTATGAAACGTAACAGGCCATGTGTGTGACGTTTTAGATAATGCGATACTTGGCAAACCTTCACAGATAGCTTCTGTTAAACTATTACTTGAATATGAGATCGCAACTCTGGCGTTCTTAAAGTCTTTGTATATATCTTCACCACCATTGGTTACATTAAAGTTATTTAAGTTGTCACTAAAAAATACTTTGTTTTTAACTTTAATATTTTTCAATGTATCTTTATTAAATCTAAATGTAAAACGTGGGTGTGGTCTTATCATTATATCTTCATCTGTATATTTTGATATTTCATTTATAGTATTCATTATAAAGTTTTCATAGTCACCTGGTTTCTTTACTAAATCATTTAGACTTGTATCTATAGGATTTTGTGTAAGTATTAATATGTAGTCACCTTTTTTCTTCCATGGTTTTATTTCTATGTCTTGTTCTTTTTGTATTTGTTTCCACCTATTATTTGGTGAGTTTTTATTTTTAAATATACCATCGCTAAATGTGTAGTGATTTAAACCAACTCTAAAATAATAATCATCTGGTTTCTCTATATCTAAATTTTTTCTAAAGGTTGCTTGTTCTATTACAATTCTAGGTTTGTTTTGGTCTAATATAAATTGATACTTTTCTGCATTCTTCTTTTTCATTACACCTAATACATTTGTTTGTATGTAAGCATCTGCCTTGTGATTATGTCTTTCAGGATATTCTATTAATTTAAAGTCTTCATGTTTAGGAAATATAAACATCGCCTCTGTACTAAATGCGCCTTGTATACCAATTATATTCATAGATGCTCTCTTATTGTATTCCAATAAGTTCCCTCTAATATTTCTTTTTGTGTCCAATGCCTGTTTGCATTCTTAATTAAAAATGGTAATCTATCTTGTAATTTAGGATTTTCTATTTGACTTAAATCGCCAGATGACATTTCATACAACATACTAGTCTCGCTAGTCACAAATAATGGTACACCTTCTATCAAACTAGGTAGACCCGCTGTCGTTGAGAATATGACAGTCGCCCAAGTATTTTTTAATACATCAAATATACTCTCATTCTCATATGATCTGATCTCTACATTTTTAAATCTTTTATTAACCTCATTTATCTTTTGATTGTCATTTGATTTTATAAACATTTTATGTGGTCTTATCACAATCTTTCTATCTGTATGTTTTTGTATCTCTGGTATAGTTTGTATCGCCCAATCCCAAGCGTTCATTCCTTTTGTTGCGAAACCAGATTCACCTCTGTTTAGTAACATTAATATATGATCGCCTTTTGTTCTATAATCTTTTAAATTAATTTTACTATCATTCTTTAATTGTTTCCACCTGTTTATATTTGTTTTGTCTTCTAAATAAACTGACTCATTTGGATAAACAGAAGTCATAGGGTATCTATGATATACCACATTCTCATAAGCCTTAAATGCGTTACTATCCATAAAAAATATTTTGCCATTTTTATGATTATCAAATACCTCTTGTCTATGTAAATGTATTTCACTTACCACACTACTAGATTTAAAACCAAAGATGACAGCCACATCTGTTAAGTGATAGGTTTGATCTTTATTGTATATTACTTCGTCTTTTCCAATCTTCTCTATACCTTTTCCAAAGTTTTCTATGTAGTCTCTTTTGTGTCCTACAGCTGTGTTTAAAAATATTGTTACCTTCATTCTAAATCTATTTTGTTTGAGTCATCATACATATCAAACCATTCTTTTGAATAGTCACTATCTTTATATTTTTTAAAATATGGTCCACCATTTGTAAAGTGTACTAACTTTGCACTATGATTATATTGATACTCACCCACTAAATGATTCCACTCTACATCTATATTACCGATTAGTTCTTCATTTTCTAACCATTTAAATTGATGTAGTTGTAATCCAGTGGCACTATTTACATAATCAGGTGTAAGTGATCTACATAAAGCATTATTAAAAATCATCATACTAGACCAGTTCTTTTTAGGATATGTTGTCTGTGGTTGGTTCATAAATTTAATTGTACTATTAGGTGTGTAATCGTGTTGTGCACATTGAACAGCATACTTTGTTGTTCTTTGCCTCCACAATAAAGATATATCAGCACGAGCTAACATATCACAATCCATAAAAATAGCATGACCAGAATAGTTACAAAGATATGGCACAAGAAATCTACTAAAGGCAAATTCTGTTGATTGTATTTTTACTCTTTCTCTAACAAATATATCTCTTATATTTTGTAATCGTATTGGTGTTATAGAAATAGGTTGTGTTGAGTGTTTTAATAAACTATGACTTAATGTACTAAACGCTACCTTTTCATTATCATCATATCCTATAAAAATTTTTATCACAAATTAACCTCTGGACTTTTACCTGTTAGTTTTCTCTTACCTTTTGTGTGGTCGTAAACAGTTCCTAGTATTGATCTGGCTTGGACATGCCCACCATCATTGTCACCTATATTATTATTTTGTACTTTCATATCACTTTCAAAAATTTTTCTTACATAGTCCCAAACAAAACTATCATGGCACTCACCTAAATTATATATCTCATCAAAATCATACATCTTTTTCATATAACGAGCATAGTTTTTTGTTTGATCGTGTTGCATATTAAAATATAAAAAACCACATTCACTATAATGTTTTCCACGACCTAGATAACTCATCATACAATCGTCTTTGTGAATATGTTTTTTAATCCAATCTACATCTATTGATTTATAGAATACACTATCTGCGTCAATGCAAATTAAACCATCTACATCACTTGAACAATTATCTATGGCATGTGTGTATGCATAAACTTTATATGAAAATCTTACGCCATCATGTTTAAATGACTTTACTTCTCTATGTTGGTTTCTTTCTATGAATTTTTTGAGATCAGGTATCTTATCAAACATATCATCATCTTCATTGTAAACAATTAAATCAAATGGCCAGTTGTAAGTGGATTGAAATCTGTGAGCGTATTCTTTAAATAACTTATTGTTCCAACTAGTAACTACTTGAATTTTCATAACCAACTTTTGCTATATAATAACTATCTACAATATCTGTAACAGGATTATTTAACTTACCCATATCAAAAGCTTTCAATAAATCAGCACCAGTATGATTTAGAAAACTATTATACATTAATTGTTTGTCTGCATTCCCTTTACCTGACGCAAACTTTTTAACAACACTTGGTACAACTGTATCATACAATATAGAGGGTGACAGTTGTAATCTATATTTAAGTATACCGCAGTTCTCAGCGATTTGAAATACTGCTTGACCTTTAGAGCCAAACGAGTAGCCTTCAATAAAAACTTTTGCTGTATCTTTTTTATGTTTGTGAATAATATCCAAGGCCCAACTAGAAATGTTAGTAAACCTTTCAATAGGTGTGTTGTATTCTTTATGTTCATAACCAAATATATTTTTACCAAAATTACCAATGTGTTTCTTTTTACTTGTGAGAAAGTGAAAAGAACATTTATTAAAATCAAAACTATTATTTGTTATACAAATAGCAGGACTATTTAAACTATAATCAATTCCAACTATCGTCCGTTGCTTCTTCTGGTATTTCATGCTCACTATCTTCCTCTGATTCTACTTCATATCCACAGAACGGACAAGTTAAAGGATCTAGGTCCTGTTCTTCTTCGTCCCATACTATGGTATATTTAGTAGTGCAGTTTGAGCACTTCTTTACTACTTTTTCCATTACAGTTTAAATTTTTTAAATTGATCTTTCTTAACATCTTGTTTTATTCCACCAATAACATAACTTTCTATTTCTGTTTCTTGCGGAGCATTTTGTGTGCCTTTACTATTTAACCAATGATCTATCCAAGGTAATGGATTAGATTTTTGTTCATACGCTGGTGTTAAACCAATAGCTTTCATTCTTCTATTAGCCATATACTCTACAAATTGATGTAATAATTTTTCCGATAAACCTATCATAGAACCTTTAGAGAAAAGATAAGTTGCCCATCTTTTTTCTTCTTGTACTGCCTCATCATACATTGCATAAACTTCATTATCAGTATCTTTAATCACTTTATCCATAACCTTATCTTTTTCATTATCTCTATAATTGTTTATAATTCTTTGTGAAACTGCTAAGTGCTGACTTTCGTCTCTTGCGATAAACGAAATAATCTTTGCTGATCCCTCTAATAATTTAAGTTCACCAAAAGCAAAACTACAAGCAAATGATACATAAAATCTTAAACCTTCTAATATATTTACTGTGATTAATGCTTTCCATAATTTTTTCTTTAGTTCATACTCATCAACCTTTGATTTATCTAAATGCCATTTATGACCTGCTAAGATTAAATCATCATAATATTGTGTTACAGATTGAGCTCTCTTTTCTATCTTCTCGTCTTTAATGATTGTATCAAATACATCACTAGGATTAGAATATAAATTTTTTATAATATATGTATAACTTCTACTATGGATAGTTTCCATAAAATCCCATGTCACTATACAACCCTCTAATTCTGGTAAAGAACAAAAAGGTAAAAATGCTAAACAAGGACCACGACCTTGTACACTATCTAACATAGTTTGATATTTTAAATTAGATGTAAATATATCTTTTTGTTCTGGTCTTAATTCTTGGTAGTCGTTTCTATCTTTTTGTAAAGATACTTCTTCTGGTCGCCAGAAATAACCTAACTGTTGTTGTGTCAACTTATCAAAGATTGGATACTTCATAGTATCATATCTTTGTACAGCCAAATCCTCACCAAAGAACATTGGTTGTTTTAAAAAACTGACATCTTTACCTTTATTAAAAACTGATCTACTCATTTTATTTTTCTTCCTTTATTCCGTAAAAAAATTCGTCATCATCACCAAAAGTTATTTTCTGTTTATCTTCAACAGAATACTCAATAGATGATACTTTAAAGTCAGGAAACTTTAATTGTTTCGGGCTATAAGACTTATCATAAATTAACATACGATTATTTGGTTGTGCTGCGAAATAACCGTTGTCTAGTTTTAATATATTAAATGATTTGTGCTGTGTCGGTAGCTCACTAAACGTAGTATTTAGTAAATTACTATCCGCATGACAACTATCAATCGTAAACATATATGTGCCTTCGTGCCACACCTTATTAGGACTATAATACTTTGCTCTTTGTCCTTTTAAAAATCTTTTCTCTAATATTGATATATGATAACTAAAACAATCCCATAGCTCTAGTTCTTCTAATTTCATTTCACCTTCATAGTCTTTCTTCCATACAAAAGCTGACAGTGGTAGTTTATCATATACTGCACCATACTCTGGTAAATAAGTTTCAAAGTATAATGCTCTACCTTGTATAGACTTTACTGTAACCCATAGACCCTCAACTAATTCGCCGTGACCTTTTTCTAAATCGTAAAGATACTCTTTCTTAACGTATAACTCTATTGGTGGTAAGTTTGCTTGTAAAAACATTATATAGTACACGAGTCACAATTCTCGTCCTCCTCTTTTGATTTATCTTCCTCTGGAACATTATCTACAAAACCAATCGGGTGTGATGGTTCGTCAATATCTTTTTTAGCGTCATATGTATTTTGATAATAACTAGTTTTCCATCCTAGTCTATATGTGGTTAATAAGTCTTGTGCCATTTGAGATAGTGGCACTTGGTTTTCTTCAAAGTGTTCTGGATTATATGACCAGTTTCCACTTATCGCTTGGTCAAAATACTTTTGCATTACTGATACTACATTTATATAACCTTCATTAGATTTCATATCCCATAGTAACGTATAGTTATTTTTAAGTTTTTTATAATCAGGTACCACTTGTTTTAGTGGACCTTTTTTACTTTTCTTAACACTTAAATAATCTCTAGGTGGCTCAATGCCGTTAGTAGCATTTGAGACCACACTAGATGATTCTGATGGCATTTGAGCAGAGAGTGTGCTATGTCGGAGTCCGTGCTCTTTTATTTCTTTCCTTAACCACTCCCAATCATAAGTTAGAGTTCTGGTTACAACCTCGTCTACCTCTTTCTTGTAAGTGTCTATTGGTAAGATACCATCAGAATATTTTGTTCTATTAAAGTATTCACATTGACCTTTTTCTTTTGCTAAGTCATTACTTGCCTTTAATAGATAGAATTGAAATGACTCTGTAAGTTTATCAACTTGACGCCAGCCTAATTTTTGTTCATATGAATAACCTTTTTTAGCTAGATAATGAGCAAGACCAATATAACCTATACCTAAACTTCTTCTAGCCTTTGTAGATATTTCAGCAGCCATTACTGGATACTTTTGATGATCTATAATTTCATCTAAACTTCTTACAGCCAAGTCGCATAGTTCTTCTAACTCGTCTCTTTTATCAATCTTTCCTATATTGATAGCAGATAAAATACAAAGAGCAATCTCACCTTCGCCGTCTATGTGTTGAATTGGATCCGTAGGAAGTGTAATCTCTTGGCATAAATTTGACATTCTAATTAAATCTTTAAATGATGAGTGAGTATTACAATGGTCAATATTCATAATGTAAATTCTACCTGTCTCTGCTCTTTCTTTTAGTATGTCAAAAAATAATTCTTGTGCTCCTATTTTCTTTTTCTTAATACTTAATTTTCTTTCAGCTTTTAAATACAAATCATCAAACTCAGGTGTACCCCAAGCTTCATATAACTCTGGCACTTCGTGTGGTGAGAATAAAGTTATATCTTCTTCATTAATAAATCTTTCATAAAATAGTTTTGATAATTGTATAGAGTAATCTAATTTTCTAACTCTGTTATCTTCACTACCTTTATTATTTTTAAGTACAATTATATCTTCTATCTCTTGGTGCCAAATAGGGAAGTGAACAGTAGCACTACCGCCCCTAACTCCGTTTTGAGTGCAGCACTTAACTGTTGCCTCAAATTTTTTAAGGAAGGGAATAACGCCTGTGTGCTGTACTTCACCCCCTCGTATCCTCGCATTGATGCCTCGTATTCTACCAGCGTTAATACCAATCCCAGCACGCTGCGCAACATAACGTCCGATAGCCATATCACTAGAAAAAATGCTAGGTAAAGTGTCATCAGTATCAACCAGAACACAACTTGCATACTGTTTGAGAGGAGTTCTAACACCCGCCATAACTGGCGTAGGAATATTGATTTTGAATTGCGAAATCGCATCATAATATTTTTTAACATAGGTCATTCTCTTTTCTTTAGGATAATCAGCAAACATTGTAGCTGATATTAACATATACATAAACTGTGGTGTTTCAAATACTTCACCATTACTTCTATCTTGCACTAGATATTTGTCAATAACTTGTCTTAAACCAGCATATGTAAAAGTATAATCTCTTTCGTGGTTAATCCAGTTTTCCATTCTATCAAAGTCTTTTCTTTGATACTTTTCTAAAATTTGTTTGTCGTAAACATTTTTCTCTACAGCCTTTTTAACATGGTCAAATAAATGTGGATGGTCCCAAAGTCTTCCAATAACTTGTTTTCTTAAACTGTAAAGTAATAATCTTGCCGCAACGTATTGATAGTTTGGACTATCTAAAGAAATTAAATCTGCTGCTGATTTGATAAGGATTTGTTGAATATCATCTGTGGTAATATCATTATAGAATTGTAAACCACTTTGCATTTCTACTTGTGAAGCCGATACACCACTTATATCTTCACATGCATACTCAACCATTTCATGTATCTTTTCAATGTTAAGTGGTTCTTTACCTCTTATACCACGTTTAACCACATTAATATTGTCAACCATTCGTATCCTCCTATACCTTTTTGTATTCGTTTAATTTCGTTAGTGCTGAAAGTTTTGAGTAAGTGTTTCTATTTAGTAGGTCAGCAAGTTCAGCTTTACTCATGCCAGCAATAATAATATCGTTAATGTCTTTGTGTCGCATATCATCTGGCCACACCACAAGGTTGTAATCTTTTTCAATCACATCATACATACGTTTTACAATCTCTTTATTTCTTGGCTCGTTATCAAATATATATGTAACTTGGTCATTACTAATTTTGTTTTTTAATATTAAATCTGCACCAGCAGCAGCAAGACAATTATCAACAAATAAACTATCAATCGGACCTTCTGTAATATATACCTGTCGTTGAAAATTAACTCTTTCAAGTCCATAAACTTTTTGTTTATTTTCATCTAGTTTTACCGTCAAGTATTTTGGTTGTTCTTTACCAAAAGCACGACCTTGAAAAGCAAATAACTTTCCAGTTGTATCATAAAATGGTATGACTAATCTAGGATGGTCTTTGTCACCATACGTTTTTGGTTTTACTTTGTTTACTAGTGCGCCAAACTTATCACAAAAATAAAGTTTGTCATAAAATTCACTAGGTATCTTTCTACCTATAACGTATTGTTTAGCTGGGTGTTCATCATCTAATTGTTTTATACTTTTCAAATCGTCAATTATAGTTCTATCTTCAAACGCTGGTTTGAAATCAAACTGAGGCTTCGGTGTCGCTGGTGCCCCTTTCTTATATCTTTCTAAAAGATATTCAGAATACATACTTGGATCTATAAACTTGATAAAGTTAGCCAAGTTCTGACCCATACCACAATTGTGGCATTTGAAGAACATATCGTTTTTTACACGATACAAATATGCTCTACTTTTTAATTTTGATTTTTTAGAGTCACCACAATGCGGGCATCTAAAATTAAACAGATAATCATTCTTCTGTTTAAATTGAGATAATCTACTCTTTAAATTAGAGATATACTTTAAATCTATATAACTTGACATAACACACCTTCATAATAACACTATTCATCAAAAAAGTCAACCCTAAGATGTGGCCATCATATTCATAATTGCAACAAAGTTCTTTGATAAAATCCACCCTATGACAATCGCTCCACCTATGATAATCCACCTGTATTTTTCTAAAACACCAACTCTAGCGCCTATATCGTTCTTTAATGACTTAATTTCAATGAGTAATCTCTTTTCACTCATTTCCACATCTTTCTTTAACTCTCTATAAACATCAGATATTTCATCTGCTCTATCTTTTAACTTGTCAAATATTACTTCGTCAATCTTCTCTTGTCTTGTAATCTTTTCTTCATGTACAGCTAACATAGATTTTATAGAAGTGGATACATCTGTTAACCTATCAATTGCAGTATCTATTCTGCCATTAATAGTATTGACATTTTCAATATCTTTTCTTAAAGATTCTATATCTACTTTTATTTCTGTTGTATCTGCCATAGTTCTATCTCGTTAAAGACGTTTATAATAAGCTTAAATTCCCATATGGGTCATATGCATTTAAAGCATTGATTGATATATTAGCTATATTATATTTATTTTTTTGTGGAAGTCAAGTTTCTATGCTGCTAGACCTTGTCGTCTGAGTGTATTTAGTCTTTTTAACTTCCAGAGTTTTATAAATGTACGTTTCCTTCTGCGTAACTTTTGTTTCTTAATTTTGAGCCAATGTAAATTGAGTAAATATAGTTTGAGTTTTTTTTCATTTCTTATTATCCTTTTTGCTATTAGTCTGATCTTTCTCTTTTGAAGTAAGGTCATAACCCTCCATTAAGTTTGTTACTGGTTTATAGATTGTCACTAACTCCTTTTTACCTTTCACAAATATTCTATCTAATTCTTCTGATTTAATATTCTTCAATTGTTCTTTTGTATATGAAGAATAAATCAAAGGAGCAACATTACCATTATCATCTTTATAGTTTCTTGTAGCAGCTTCAAGTCTAGCCGCCAAGTTTACAGCATCACCTATTACAGAATAATCAAGTCGGTTTTCACTACCCATATTACCGACAATACAAGTTCCAGTATTTACACCAGAGCCTATATTAATATCTGGTAGACCTTT